ATCAACTCAGTATATGTTTTAGCCTGCTCAATCTTCAAGTAGTCAATCATGTCAATCATTCCATTCTGCATAGCCGCTTGAGCTTGCATTAAAATTCTTTCTCTGCCTGTCTCATCAATAAAGTCACGAACTTTGATATAGGCATTTAGCTCTTCAAACTGAAAATCTTTTGTAATCTTAATCCACTCACGGCCTCTTTCTGATATTACAGGAATTTCATCCTCGCCATCATCATCCATAAGCGATACCTTGTATTGGTTTATAGCAAATGATAAATGCTTTTCAATAAAACGAATATATCCCTGATACAAGTAAGATGTACCTAGATTAGATTGAGCAATAGTTCCTGCTTGAGTCTTAGCTCCTACATAACCTTGTTGCTGTCCAAGAGCAACCTTAGGAATATTTACAATCTCTTCCATTATACGCTCTTCTTCCCTTCTTAGTGATACAAGTTGCTGAACATTTGGATCTAATGTCATATCAACTGTCTCTACCAAACGGGACTCAGTACCTGGAACGTAATCCTCTCCAGTAGCAGAACCATCAGTAATGTGCATACCCATTCTTTCAAAATCAGATATAACATCCTTTGCTTCTGATGTGCCTAACTTTTGTTTATTGATAATATATACTTTACCCTTAGCACGAGTCATCATCTTAGTGATCTCATTTGTGATAAAGTCTATTCTATCTTGATGTTTATGTAGACGAGATACAATACTTCTATTCTCACCCATTACCATATTAGGCATGAATACCTGAATAGGCATTTGTACATCACCTGGATTATCATGCTTACGAACAATATTAGTATCCTCTCCGGCATCAACAATATATTTGTTACCTATTAGAATACCTTTGTAAACAGTCTTAGTCCAGTACTGTCCATTTCTTTGCTTTCTTATTTTTGAATAATGGGTATTGCCAAACTTATCATTGCTCTTTTCATAACCCATATCTTTCATACCTATCCAATATCCTTCTAGAATGGCTAGAGTTGGGATATTATTATAAGTAAACGCCCATGTTGTTGCATATGGGTGTGTAGTTAAGTCCAGCAATTGATATAGATTGTTTGATGTCAGAGACCCAATTTCTTGTATCTCTTCATCGGTCAAGAAGTCTTGATATCTTTCAATAATGTCTCCCGTAGATAGCCAGTTAATTTCTCCAACGAATCTCATCTCACTTAAGAAGTCATCGTCATGAGATCTATCGACAATCATATTTTGAGGCAATACAACGTCAAAGTATTGCTTGCCATTCTCAATTCTATTTTTAAATCCACAGTATCCACCCATTAGTAGATACAAGAATGCCTGTTTATACTTGTTCAGGAAATCATTACGCAGAAGAATGTCCTTAGCTAGTTTAATAGCTAATATCTCAGATTTTTCCTGATGATCTTCCTCCATGTATTTATACAACTCTTCTGGAGTTTCAAACTCTTTCTGAGCTCCAGTAAAGTCGGCTGAAATTCCATATGCCTCCATCAACTCAAAAAATTCAGGAATATCAAATTTTAGCATTTCCATCTCTAAGGCTTCTGTCTTTTTGTTTGTAGTTGCCTTAGATGTAGCTCTAACACTTGGTTCAATATTTTCAATCAATTTGATTGCATTACCTACCATGTAATCAATAAGCGATGTTATTTTTTGCCCATTAATCCAAACAGTAGGTAGATCACAATTGTTCTGATCTTGAGTTGTATAGTAATAATCTTTATTGTATTGTCTGCCTAAATAGTAAGTAAATAATCTTACTATCTCGTCAATGGGATTTTCAATGTCCTCTGTTCTTCTAACTCGATTAGTTCTATCATTTCTCTTGTTGAAGTGAGACATGATAAACTCAAGGTTCTGTTTGTACCAATCACGGTTCTTTTTTGCCTCAGTAACAAATTGAGATGGCTGGTGTTTGAACTGATAACCCATTATTTACAAATATAGTGAAAAAAGGTGATATCTACTTCTAGCATTTATATACACGATATATTTAGTTAGAAGTATATTACTCTTGAACCTTCCTTAGGGCATACCCCCCTTTCCCCCCTTTCAGGAAAAAAGAAGCGCCTAAGAAAGGTTCTGGATATATTACTCCGTCACCTTGCACCCATGAAGAATTACCCCCATTACGCAATCCAGGTACTCAGCAAAGGTAATAAAAAAAATTAATCCTCCAAATCGTCAAGGCGATATTGAGAAGGAATTCTATTTTTCATGTAGAATTCAATGTACTCATTGCCTTTATCTACAATAAACTTTTCTACGGTCATCTTGTAGATATGCTTATCGTTGAACTTGTATTTCTTCTGTAGTATATCTACGAATGGCTTGACTATATTGTCAATATCAGATGCTTTATTGCTAAAGCCAACTTCAATAAATATCTCCATGGGTTTAGATTCCATGATGGGTTCTACATCTGGCAGCAGATGCATCATTGTCTTTTCGTATTCTTTGTACTTCTTGGACTTAAACTTTCTTCCTTGCCATGCCTCATTTACCGACAATGGTTTTATTAAAATTTTTTCCGAAAATAAAAGGGTATTGCTCTTTGATCGATTTCTCATTTGCTTGTATATCTGTAAATAGTAGTATTTCTACGGGTATATTGTAGTATATAGACACTACAATCAAGTACTCAAAGTTTACTATTTTCATTCTTTGATTAATAAATTTGTCATATCCAGTAGTAACTCTGATACCCACAAACTCTTTTACATTATTGGCATTAGGCCATGATTTATGCATCTTAGATAAGAACATAATGTTTTCATGCACACGCTCAGTCAGCCTGTCTACCTCTTTATCTAGCTCATCTGTATAATACCTACCTCTAACCTCAGATATCTTACTTTGCTGAAGTATATATGGATAGCCTTTCTTTTTTATTTCGATGATCTTTTTATCTAGTTCATCGTATGTCATATGTCTAGTGCCTCAATGAACTTTTTGTTTTGTTCAATGTGTTTCTTAACCTCTCTCATTACAACTAGTATCTTTTGATGATTGCTTAAACTCTTACCGCTTAAAATATTATACACATCATACTTATTTACACCATATGGAGAAGTAGCTTCTACAATGCGTGCCATGTCCCCACGCTTCAATTGCCGCTTAAGTTTATCTATCTTATCTCTGAGTTCTTCATTCATAATACAAATTTACAAAAGATTATTGCATATTACAAAATATGCTTATATTTGCGTATGGCTTTAACAAATGTTAGTGATAGCATGAGTAAGATTTACTTATCTATCAGAGAAGGCAAAGTATCTCGCAAACAAGGCGAGGAATGGACACAGTACAATAGCGTATCGGGAATGATTCGTGAAATCGGTACTAGAGAAAACAAGTTTGGTGAGCAGGAATGCTACATCATTATTGATGACGCAGGTGAGCGTTATCAGCTACAATTGAAACAGCAGAGTTCTTACTTCAGAGCTTTTGCTTCCATGGCAAAGAACATCGATGTATCTAAGGAGGTTGAGTTTATCCCTTTATTAAAAGAGGAGAACGGCAAGAAGCAAGTTGGCTTGATCTTGATGCAAGGTGGTAATGCTGTTAAGTGGGCACACACCAAGGGGAATCCAGATGGAATGCCTGAACCAGAGGTGATGCAGAAAAAAAGTGGAGAGAAGATCTACGACTGGAGTGAGCGTGATGCTTTCTTATTAGACAAGGTAAATGAATTAAATGCAAGAGTTAATAGCGGTGATTCTAACGATGATACTGCTGAATTGGATGATGATTTACCATTTTAAAGATGGACGTAGCAAACAAGGACCTAGCCAAGAAAATTGACAAGAAGGTCCAGTCTAAGCACATGAAGCACTATGGCGATGAGCAGAGAAGCATCATCCGTCAGTCTTCATTAAAGAGTGCCGTTGAATTAATGGGCACTATCGTAACTAATTCTTATGTTCACAACAATGATACGGTTGTTGCTCAGACCCTATCTATTGCAGAGAAGTTCGAGGAATGGGTTACAAGATAGTAAACATTGACAAGGAGAGCCAGCTAGATGACTGGTTGGCTTTCCGCTTCAATGGTATAGGTGGTTCAGAGATTGGTACTATGATGGGCGTTAACCCATGGAAGAGTGCCGTTGAGTTATATTATCAGAAGATCGGTGACTTTGATCCCAAGGTAGATTACAATACTCCTATGTTTATGGGTAATGTATTGGAGCCGGTAGTAGCAGACTTATTTGAGTACTGGGACGATGGTGATAATCTGATTACCAATTACGCTTCTGGTTTAAAGCAGAGAAAGCTATATGAGGTTCAAGGTTACGTTCTAAACGATGATTATCCCGGCATGTTCTTTTCTCCTGATAGGATAGTACACACTAAGCCTTTAAAGAGAAGGGATAAATTGATTCAGAAGAATGTTGAGCAGATAGTTGAGATTAAGACTATATCCAATTGGTCAGCTAAGCAGTGGGAGTCAGGTTTGCCACCATCATACTATTTGCAGCTACAAACATATCTAATGGGATTAGATTGTGATGAGGGGTATATAGTAAGCCTTAAAGATGGAAGGGATTTAGATGTCATCTATATAGAAAGGAATAGAGAAGTGGGAGAGATGATATGGGACACCTTTAAAAATTTTTGGGAAAGAGTACAATATGGCCGTCAGGCCATCCAAGAAAAAAAGGATATTCATCAATTCGCACCAGACGCAGATGGGACTCAGAGTTTAGAAAAGTTTCTATCAACTAAGTACAAGAACCCAGAGGAGAATACCATTCAAGCTACAGATGAAGTTATACAATGGGCCTCAGAACATTTGGAATTAGTAGAAGAAGGTAAGGAGATAGAAAGAGAAGTAAGGGAGAGAGCAAATAAGATTAAGTCCTATATGAAGGATTTTACTATCTTAGATCTCGGAAATAATGGAAGGGTTACCTGGAGAGCTAATAGCAGAGGTAATAGAATCTTCCGAAATTTATATGAGTCAAAAAAAGAAGGATAAATTATGGTACGAAGAGTGTTGGAATTCCAGTCAGAAGAAGTGTATGGAGTGTGGGTTAGTCATACGACATTTCCACCCCATGTTCATTTCACATATAATTACCAAAGGGTCGTTCCCACAATTACGGAACCACCCAAGGAATTTCATGATCTATTGCATGAACTGTCATCAGCAATGGGAGTTTGGGAATCGGAAAGCGATGAAGACGTATGATGAGGCCCAAAGAATAACAGAAGAATTAAAGAGAGAATATTATGACCAAAAAAAATAAAAGTTACGATCAAATGGTGAAAGATCACGAGATACTATTCGCTGATGGCTTTGATGATGCTGTCATGGGTATAGCAATGGATCTAGATTTACCACGTGTTATTTACTCTAAGGAGGCAATGGTTGAGATAATGATGAAGGAGTATGAAGAGATGGATGATGTAGAAGATCCATACGTAGAGGCAATCGAATTTCTAGAGTATAATGTATGGGGAGCTTACGTAGGGACTGGGACTCCGATTTATATTAATGAGGGGAACAAAGAAGAAACAGAAGAGAACGCTAGTTACTGGGGATTAAAAGATGATTGATATAGTAAAAGGATACGTCAATAATAAAAAAGAGTGGCGTGTATATCTAAAAGGAGAATGCGTGGATCAGTTTGAGGATTACTCAGATGCACTGGAATACAAATTTGCACTACATCAAATGCTAATGGAGAAGGCAAGTATTGCAGATGATGAGCAAATTCTAAATACAACAACCTTTAACACCAAAGAGAAATGAGTAAGGCAAAACTTGTTGGTATGATATGTAAAGAGCAGTTGCAAATGCTTGAGGAGAACCACCCATTGTTTGGAATAAAGAAAGTCCTCACACCTTACTCTATTTTAACCTTTAAAACAAAAGAGAAATGAAAACACCAATACAAGAGTTGA